ACCAGCGCTGGGTAATTGGGATCCAGAGCTTCAGGCAGCTTGGTTTATTCCACGAGAGAAAATTGCTAAGAAGACAAAAAATGGAAAACCTTACTGGATTCTAAAAGTTATTGACAATACTTCAACGGTGAATACTATTAGAGTCTGGGGAGTTGATCCGGCTAGAGATTTGCTGCATCTCAATCGACCCTACGGTGCTAAATTACAGTACAGCGAAGATTGGGGATTTAGTTTGAGATTAAATAAGAGTCCTTTAATATTATTGGGGTAAAGATGGAAACAAAAGTTTGTACAAAATGCGGAGAGGAGAAAATCTTAAACTCTAAAAATTTTAGCAGAATGGCTAAATCAAAAAATGGTTTTAAGCCCCGATGCCGTGTTTGTACTCGTCAAGATAATCGTGAATATAACAAAAAAAATCGTGAATCACGAAGACTGTATCAAGTAGAATACCGAAAAACCAATAAAGAGAAAGTAGTTGACTACCAAAAGCGGTACAATAAGAAACTTCCTGCAGGAATTTATATTATTGAAAATAAAGTAAACAATTCAATTTATGTAGGGGCATCAACAATGCTTAAAATTCGTGAGAGAAAACATAAGTTAGAACTTTCAAAACAGAGGCATCGTAATCGTTTCTTACAAGAAGATTATAATAAATACGGATTAGGTGCTTTTCAATTCAAAGTTCTAGAAGAGCATCCGCCCGATACGCAACTAGAAATTCTAGAAAAACTAGAAGAAGAAACAATCAAGCGTTTTTTAGCCGAGGGCAAAAAATTATATAATATTGCGTTGACAAACGAATAGGAGTTTGATATTATGAGTGGAGCAAAAAGAAAAATACAACGAGCCAAAAAGAAAAGAGCCGAGAAAGAACTAAAAGAAAAGATGTTTATGTTTGATAAACTTGGTGATGCTTGTATGACTTGCGATAAGCCTTTCGATAAGAAAGACAGAGAACAAGTTCAAAGCTGGAACGTTGTAGTTCGCAGAGAAGAGAAAAAAGTTAACTTGTATTGTCCGGAATGCTGGACAAAGGCACAAGATATCATTAAAGAATTCACAAGGAGACAAAATGATAATTGAGTATGCAACCACAGAGTTTGGAGTTAAACAGCCTACAAGGAGCAATCCTTCTGACGCTGGTCTAGACATCTACGCAAATTTAAATGAAGAAGTTACTTTAGAGCCGGGACAAAATAAGATGATTCCCACGGGTCTAAAGTTTGGAATTCCACACGGATATATGCTACAAGTCTGTAATAGATCTAGCATGGGAGCAAAGCGTTCACTAGTTGTTGGAGCGCACGTTATTGACTCTGGCTATGAAGGTGAGGTCTTTATTGATCTTCACAATATTGGATCGTCCGTTCAGACCATCAACAATGGTGAAAAGATCGCGCAATTGGTTTTGATGCCCGTTGTTCACTTCCGTCCTCGCAAAACGAATTCACTTAATCTCTATGGTGGTCAAGGCCTCACCATAAGTGAACGAGGAGATGGCGCGCTAGGAAGCACAGACAAGGCCAAGATTATAAAAAACGATACTAGTCTGAAGCTTCAAAACCCATTAAATGATATACCGGGAGGTAGCTTCTAATGAAAGTTAATGAGGAAGAATGGCGTGAAATGATGGGTTTAGCTGATGCAGGCGAGCGAGGCTTGCGAGGCTTGGCGAAAAGAGAAGCTAATATCGTAGATCACCCAGAGCATTATAACTTTGGAGAATTAGAAGTAATTGATATTATTGAAGATTGGAAACTAGATTTTCATTGCGGAAATGCTATTAAGTATATTGGACGTCACAAGCATAAGGGTAATCCTGTAGGAGATATTGAGAAAGCAATTTGGTATTTGCAGAGATATTTGGAGACCCTGGATGACAACGCTTGATTTACACGACATAAGGCACAGCAAAGTAGAAGAAAAACTGATGAAATTTATAAATCATCGACTTCCACTTGACGTGCCTTTCAAAATAATTACGGGACAATCCAAATATATGCGTGATCTAGTTGTACAGATTTTACAGAAGAATGGCCTTTACTGGAGATTTGAAAGTTATCATAACACTGGAGCGCTAGTAGTTATGGATGTGGACACACCGGGGTATAGACAATGAAACAATGGTTTACAGGTTCAGGAGATAGAATTTCTTTTGAAGAGATATTAGATGTTATATTAGAACATTCTGCAGGAGATGGCACAGTATACATTGGATCTGACAGTATGATTCAGAAACAGAAGTGCATTTTCTGCACGGCTATATGTCTTCTGGGAAATACAAAACAAAGCAATCGTTATTTTATCTGCAGAACTAAAAGTGATGCGAAGGAGTTTAAAACCTTGCTCCAAAGAATAACGCTAGAAGTTCAAAACTCAATAGATATGGGAATGAAACTTCTAGAGTTTTGTCCAACAGTCAAGATAGAATTACATCTGGATGTAAGCGAAACAAGCAAGGAATCTAAAACAAGCAAATTTGCCGATATGTTGATCGGTTATGCAAAAGGTAGCGGGTTTAATTGTAAGATCAAGCCAGAGGCATTCGCAGCATATTGCGTTGCCGATAAACACTCAAAATAGGAGATGAAGTGAAAGAGACAGTATCATACGATGACGTACTATTGGTACCGAAGTATAGTGAGATTGAAAGCAGAAGCCAAATAGACATAGGCAGTGACCTAGATAAGAACATAAGATTAGATTTACCAGTAATTTCAAGTCCAATGGATACCGTTACTGAAAGCAAGATGGCTCTTACTATGTCTCGTTTTGGTGGCCTAGGCTTAATTCATCGTTATAACTCAATAGAAGATCAAGTGGCCATAGCGGCACTAGCTTGCTATGAAGACGATAACGCAAAAGTAGGCGCAGCTATTGGAATGACTGGTGACTTTGAGGAAAGAGCACTAGCGCTACGTTCAGTAGGCGTTGATGTGCTTTGTATTGATGTAGCGCACGGTCACCACATAATGATGGAAAGATGCTTGAAAACCCTTAAGGATCGATTTGCTGATGAGATTCACATTATGGCTGGAAATGTTGCCACACTAGAGGGCTTTGATGCTTTGGCTTCTTGGGGAGCAGACTCTATTCGTGTTGGCATTGGAGGCGGGTCTATATGCTCTACTCGTCTAATATCTGGTCACGGTGTGCCAACCCTAGCAAGTGTAATAGATTGTGCCAAAAGCTCATATGATGTAAAAATTATTGCCGATGGAGGAATTAAGACTTCGGGCGATATAATTAAGTCATTAGCAGCAGGTGCAGATTTTGTAATGATAGGGTCTTTATTGGCTGGAACGGAGGAAACACCGGGTGAGGTATACCAGAACAATAAAGGAAAGAAATACAAAGTCTATAGAGGAATGGCGTCAGCTGACGCACAAACTAGCTGGAGAGGCAAAACATCAACTCCAGAAGGAATATCAACTACCGTTTCGTATCGGGGCAGTGCTGATGATGTGCTCAAAGATCTTGCTGGCGGTATTCGTAGTGGCTTCTCTTACACAGGCGTACGTAGCTTGCGAGAACTTCAATCCAAAGCAACTTTCATCAAGCAAACAACAGCAGGACAGTCAGAAAGTTTTACTCACATACTGAGGAGAAACTAATGCCTAAAGATCCTAATCTTCCAAGTCCATCGGATAGAAAGAAAATGATGTTTTGGGAGTCCCCAAAGCGACAAGCTGACCTTCGCGTAAGGCTACAGCATGATGGGTTTACACAATCGCATTTCTTTCGCGCTATGATAACTGGATACCTAGATAAAGATGAGAATCTGCTAAGATATCTAGATCAGTATAAGGCCAAGAACTTATCTCAAGGAATTACTAAGAGAAAGATTATCAACAAAAATATTGCCGAGGGAAAAGAAACTAGTAAAGCTTTTGCTCTAGACGATAATGAAATTGAAGATATATTTGATATAATTGCCGAGGAGTTTCCGGAACTATGAGCGAAAAAAGATATAGCAAGCCTAGAAAAATAAGCTTTAAAGAAGAAAAGAAAGTAACTTATACCCTGCGCGCCTGTGCTAGAAAGTGTATGGAGTTAGACGTGTCTTGTCCTGTTTCGGATTGCCGACATTGGATAGACTATAAAAAAGACAATAACTGTTCTCTCTGCGCTGTTGACAAAAGCGATTGTAATGGGTTTACACTTCGTGAAACTGCAGAAAGACTAGGTATAAGCTTTGTGCGGGTAAAACAAATTGAAGACGCTGCACTGCGTAAAATTAAAACCCGAAAGCCGCAACTATTTGAATATCTTGTAAAAGATGACTTTTAAAAGTTTTTGATACTATTTATTCTTGAAATCTATTTTTCTTAACAGGAGTTATAAAATGAAAAAGAGCCTTTTAACAGAATCAGAAATTCGCAAATTTATGAAGTTTGCTAATATTGGAACACTTACAGAGAACTTTATCGAGAATACCTCTGCTGCAGATACACTAGAGGAAGAAGTTGTCGAGGAAACAACTCAAGAGCTTGAAGAGGCTGCTCACGAAGATGATAAGATGGAAGAGTCGGTCATCGAAGAAGAGACTCTAGAGGAAGAAGTTGAAGATCCCGCAGAATTTGTTCAAGATTTAGTTGACGTGATTATGAAGCATATGGATGCCGATATCACTGTTGAGAAAAGCGCCGATGAGCCTGAGATGGACGATATGGGTGCTGAGCCTGAGATGGATGAGCCCATGGGCGACGAGCCCGAGATGGGTGACGAAGAGGCAGTCCCAGAGATGCCGGGCGATGATGAGCCTATGTCTGGTGAGATGGCTCCCGAAGATGAAGAAGAGCCTCCAATGATGGAAGATCTCGTCAACGAGGTTACAAAAAGAGTTGCAGCTCGTCTTTTGAAAGAAAATAANAAATAGTTAAGAAATTAAAATAGATTTTTAACGGGCAAGGAATTAACAAGTTCCTTGCCTTTTTTTATACAAAGTATTATGGAAAGCGAAATTATAACATATTTTTCTTGGTTTGTCGGCGGGGCAGTAACGTATAAAGTTTTGTCTTATCTGCTAGCTGTTGGGACTGCTATTAACATTTACAATGCAACCCTTAATGGCTGCATAGTTATGTTAAAAAAGATAGACGAACAAAAGCTTATATCTTTAAGTCGTCACCATTTGGAAATGGAAAAAAATGGTGCTTCGGAAAAAGAAATACAAGAACAAAAAAATATAGATATAAAGAATCACTATTTATGGAGAGAGGCAATGATAAATATTATTATAGTTTCTTGTCCTAAAACAATTAAAAGCAGCCTAACTTTCAAAGATTGGAAGTCAGCAATGAAACTGTTAGACAAAAAATAAGGAGTTTGTTATGTTTAGTTCAAAAAAAGAAGATACCAAGAAGCCAGCTAGAAAGAAGACAAAAAAGAAAGCAGAGGAGCCTGCTGAAGTTGAGCAAGCAGAAGATAACGTCGAAGAACAACCAATAGACACTTCAATGGAAGATTTATCCTTTCTCCTTAATTTAGGTAATAGTGCGAATGAGAGTAGTCCTAAATTGCGCGTGACCGGAATTTACGGTGACATCAATGAGGAAAGATGTTCGGAAACTCTTTATTCAATGTTGTTACTGCAGAAGTCAGGTATGCGCCTTGAGCCTCTTGATCCACAAGATCCGGAGTCTGAATTAATAGAGGTGTCTGATCCGTTTGACTTCTTTGTTTCTTCACACGGTGGGTCAGCCGTAGAGATGTTTGGGCTTTACGATGTTATGAGACAGATTAGAACAACTATGCCTATTCATACAATTGGAGTCGGAAAAGTTATGTCTGCTGGCACACTACTGCTAGCAGCCGGCACCAAGGGCGAGAGAAGAATCGGAAGATTCTGCAGAGTTATGATCCACGGAGTTATCTCTGGCCAACACGGACACTTAGCTGATATCGAGAACGAATTTGACGAGGCAAAGATGACACAAAGTATGTATATTCAGGCACTTGCGGAAGAAACAAATATGACTGAAAGATACTTAAAGAACCTAATTAAGAAGAAGAGTAATATTTACTTGTCGGCTCAAGAAGCCGTAGACTTGGGGATCGCAGATATAGTCATATGAACTGGTATAAGATAAGATATAATAAGAGATCGTCTAGAAGACTAGGCTGGGAACCTTCCTGGCTTGGTGAAGATGAGTTTGATAACAATTTAATTGATGCGATTATTCAATTTCAAATCAATCACGATCTCAAGCCTGATGGATTAGTGGGAACTAACACTTACAGAAGACTTTGTTTGAAGAATGAATTAAGTCAAGATGATTTTGAAGGCACAAAAAATCTTACAATCAATGGCAGAATGAGACCAATTGCATGGCACAAAATCAAAAAAGACTTTCTGCCCTCAAGTTGCTATAAAAAATCAAGGAAAGAAAGAAAGCCTCACGTTATTGTGACTCACTGGGATGTTTGCACATCTGCAGCGTCTTGCAAGAGAGTGTTGGAAAAAAGAAATATTTCTACACATTTTGTTATTGATAACGATGGTACGATCGTTCAACTAGTTGATACGAATAATATTGCTTGGCACGCCAAGGGCGCCAACAACCATTCAATTGGAATTGATTTGTCTAATGCTTACTATCCTAAATATGCAAGCGCATATAGAAAGCAAGGCCTGCCACCAAGACCAATATTAAACGATAGCGTTGTTCACGGAAGAAAGTTGAGATCTCATTTTGGCTACTATCCTGCGCAGTTACAAGCTTATTCGGCATTAATAACATTTTTATGCAAGCAGTACGATATTCCTTTGGATTATCCTAAGAACGAAGATGGAAGTTTATGTACTGGGGTATACAATCCTGCCGTCAAGAATAAATTTAAAGGCGTGGTCAATCACTATAATTTAACAAGAAATAAGATTGATACAGCCGGCTTAAAACTTGATGAAATTATTGATAATATTATAAAAATGGAGAGTTAATATAATTATGAAATTCAAAATGGATGAAGCATCAATTGATGGTGCGTTAAAAACAATTAAAGAAAACAAAGAAAAGCCTTTTGATCTATTGGCAGAACTTGAAAGAAAAATGAGAGAACTTATTCCGCTAACAGAATCTCAGGTATTGCTGGAGAGAGACCTAGGTTCTTTGTCTCTGGTACCTTCAATCCCTGTGTCGGAGATTGGCTGGTCAACAGTTAATACAACTGATCAAGGCGATGTCCCGGCAGAAGCGCGCCAGCAATTGCAGCAGTTCTTGAGAAATATTCAAGGCAATGACTTAAAAGATAAGGTCAAAACACTATCTGATTTCTATGCGAATCCATCTTCATTGATGAATGCCGGAGGCAGAAAAAACAAATCACAAATAATTGCCGAAACCTTGGCTATTCTTACTTTCTTTAAGACGCTGACCACAATCATTACACACTTTAACGCTGCATCGGCAGGTTTCTCATTCGAATCTTTTTTGGCTGTCCTCCTAGATGGTAAACAGGTTCCAACTAACAGCCAGACGATTGCTGACTTGACAACTTCTGACGGAACTCCAATTTCTCTTAAGCTTTACAAAGAGGGCCAGCTTGAGGTTGGTGGATCTTTTACTGATCTAGCAGTTGATATCATTAGACAAGAAAAGATGCAATACGTATCTGTCACAAAGAAGCTTTCGGGTAAAGATTTCGACCAAAGTGGAACACTAGATTTCTATAGGTTTGATTTTAATCTAGAAAACATTTTTAATATTATATCGCGTTCAAGCCTCAAATCAAGAAACAACATTCTGCTTCCGAAGCCGTTTTTGGATTCGGAAGGAACTAATTTAGAAGGTTTGCCAGATAAAAAACTAGCAGAGCCTTCGCCCGAAGTTATCGAGAGTGCTTTTGTTGATGCCCTTACTCAAGAGTTGGATCTAAATCAAGATACGATTAGCAATGAGGTTGATCCGCAGAAGTTCAACTTTAAAACTTATTTACAAACTATCAACTTTGCAAACAATGATGAATTGGTTAACAGAAATCCAAATGCAAAGTCTGCGGCTAGAAACTTGTTTTATTCTAAGCCCTTGATATCTTTAGTAAAACAATTCTTGATTAATTCGGATGTCAACCAAAATATTGTTAAAGCTAGTGAGCTGTACAAAGCGACCGTGAGAGCAAATCTTGAGGTCAAAAAGAAATTTGCCAGGACAGAAAGAGAGATTGAAAGACAGAGAACAATGAATGATATTTATTTTTGGGGAGATGATGAAAAACAAAGATTAGAAGCTTCCCGCGCTTTCTACGAATCGGCTAGCCCGGAGATGAAGAAAAGATGTCTTAAGGTTTCTTATGGTTATGTGAATACTGGACACTTTAATTTGACACAAAAGATGGTCGAAAGCATCGAAGCACTAGCACAGCCAACACCCGGTCAAATATTTCCTTCTGGACAAGACTCGGTATATATTGGATCAATTGAAATTGGCACTGACAAGGTTATCAATATGGTCGAACAAGCACGCGAGACAATCAATGAATCAATCTTTGAGATCTTTAGAGATTTACAGAGCCTTACACAAAACGTAAGTGGATACTTCGCAGGTGGCCTAGCAGATGATTCCAAGGCCAACACAGCAATTGAAAACGCAGAGAGTATCGGCGAGAAGACAGCTGAAGTGGCTGGCTCTCAAGCCGCACCAGCAACTTTCAGAAAACCAAGACAGTTTAACCCTCAAGCGCAGAGGCTAGCCGAAGAGTAAATTAAAAAAATGCAAATTTTATCCTTGACAATTATACTTATCAGTCTTATATTATTAGGGATTATTATAGGTATTTATTTAAATTCTAAGATAAGTGAGGTACACTCTCATATAGAGCACGTACGAAGCGAGTCTAGAATACAAATAGCTATACTAGATACAAAAATGTCAGAAATAGAAAGAGGAATGCATGACACAAGAAAAGATATCAAAGCAATTTCAGAGCGGGAAGAAATTACAGACCCAAATATTAGATGGGGTAAATAAGTTAGCAGATGTTGTTGGCTCAACCCTAGGCCCGAAAGGACGAAATGTCCTGCTCCATAAGAAAGGAGCGAATCCAATAATCACAAAGGATGGCGTTACAGTCGCAAAGTTTGTTGACTTTGAAGATCCCTTTGAGAACGCAGGAGCGCAGTTAATTAAACAAGTTGCGTCACAAACTGCTAACGTTGCTGGGGATGGTACGACAACTTCAACAATCCTTACTCGTGCAATACTCAATAGTGCGCAGAAATACGTCTCTGCGGGCGTTTCTCCAATAGAATTGAAGCGTGGTATGGATAAGGGCCTAGAAGCGATTGTAGGGCGCCTAGAGAGCCTCTCGCGGCCTATAGAATCTCAAGAAGATATTGAGCATATTGCTACAATTTCTGCTAATAATGATCGGTCCATCGGTAAGCTTATCTCAATGGCAGTTGAGCAGGCTGGTCATGATGGGTCGGTTAGCGTAGAAGACGGAAAATCATTTGAAACAACTCTAGATGTAACCGAGGGTTTTCATTTTGATTCCGGCTTTTTCGCGAATGCTTTTATTAATAATCAACGACGTGGCTCTGTTGAATATGATGATCCTTATATTTTGATTACTGATCATAAGATTGATAAGGTACCCGATATTCT